TATAGAAATCATTTATTGTTTTTGGTTGATATTTATAAATAAATGGTGTATCCATAATTAAATTATATAATTAACTTTATACATTTAAGTTTATATACATATTTTTTAAATACTAATAAATAGTATTATGTCAACTGATAATTATTATTCTATATTGGGTATAGAAAGGGGTGCAACAGCAGATATTATAAAACAAGCTTACAGGCGTCTATCATTAGAATTACATCCCGATAGAACAAAATGTCATAAAGATCATTTGGTTTTAACAGAGAAATATAAAAAAGTGAATGAGGCGTATGGAGTGTTAAATGATAAAGATAGAAAGCGTATTTATGATTTACAAAATATGCAAAATATGCAAAATATGCAAAATATGGAAAATATGAGAACTAATAACGATTTTAAAGCCGAAAATTTTATGGACATGTTAAATAGAGCGGGTATTAATAACACCAGAGCGAGTCATGATAATAGTAACGTCTTTGATTTAAATGGTGCTATGAACGATATGTTGAATAATAAAAATAGTATATTTAATAGCAATAAGTTTAATAATATGATGAGCAAGCCTCCCCCAATTATAAAAAAAATATCGATTACGTTACAAGAAGCGTTCACTGGTTGCAAAAAACCCATAGAAATAGAGAGATGGATTTGTGCAAATACAATAAAACATAATGAAAAAGAAACCTTATATTTATCAATACATCGAGGTATAGATAGTAACGAAATGATTTTTATTCGCGAAAAGGGAAATGTATTAGACGATTTTAATAAAGGAGATGTTAAAATTTTTATTAACATAATAAATGATACATGCTTTCAACGTCAAGGAATGGATCTAATTTTTAATAAGGATATTTCTTTAAAAGATGCGTTATGTGGGTTTACATTTGAAATCGATTATTTAGACGATAGAATATTTAAAATAGACAATCACAATGGTAATGTAATATCAAGTAATTACAAAAAAACAATAAAAAAATTAGGAATGGTGAGAGATGAAATTAAAGGCAATTTAATTATATGTTTTAATGTTTTATTTCCAAAAAAATTAAGCAAAGATATAATAGAAAAATTGGAAAATATTTTATAAATTTAATTATAATTATAATAATTAATTTATAAAATATATTGTAAATTAATTATACTTATGATATTTTTTTGTTTGGAATATCTGCAGATACAACGTATAAAGAGTTTTCGGTAGATATAATATATTCGGTACCTACTTTATAAATTTTAGTTATTGGAGATGTATATTCGTCCTCACTTTTAACTAATAATTTCTCATTATCATCTTTAACACCAATTAAACATTTTTTTTCTTGAGAATCTGTCCAGTAATCAAACATAATGGGTTTGTCCTCAACAACGGCGAGCTTTGCACAATGTTGTAAACAATCACTGCACGGCGATTTATATTGTTGTAAATTTTCTTCACTCATTTATATTATATAATATTTTAAATACTATTACTTTAAATACTTATATACAAAATAAATATATTAATAAAAAATATATATTTATTTACCCAGATATATTTACCCAGATATATTTACCCAGATATATTTACCCAGATATATTTACCCAGATATATTTACCCAGATATATTTACATTATTATTAAAATAATTTGTATTAATTTTAAGTTTTTTTTTCTTACATACACGATTTTTTTTAGTTTGTTTATCTATATATGTTATCTCATTATTAACGTTAATATTATCATATTCATTAGAAAGAATATCTTTAATAAATAAATATATATCATTTATCATAATGTCATCACATTTACCGACTACAAGGACACTACCCGTACGAAAAATCATAAAAGATACTTTAAATATTCTTTTATTTTCATTAGTAATAGCTTTATTTTCTTTTGCTATAGTTTTCTTATCTTTAGATTTATCCACCATGGGTTGAATCCCTGTTTGTTTATCTAAACGTATATCATAAAAGAAATTACATTGAATACCTGGATACGAACAAGGATCATAAGAACTATTAATATTATATTTATTTTTTAATAAATCATAAAGTTTGTCTCTATTAATTAAGTATCCACAATTAAAATTAGAATTGATTAAAACCGTTTCACTATCATTATTATAAGTAATTTTTTCATTAATAATATTTAATGAATTTAAGGTGTTTACTAATATATCAAGTATTTTAGATAATGAACTATTATGCTGAATCCCTGGTATTTCTAACTTTCCGGTATTAAAAACCTTAACGTGAAAATCTTTAAATATTTTATCCATTTTTATTCTAATAATAACAACAAAACAATTGTAAAACGCGCTTTTTTTTTTACATCTATAGCTAATCAAATCTTTTTTATTGATACCTATGCTAATTTTACGAACGTCTTTAAATTTTACTCTACCATCGGGATTATCAATATTTGTTATTATATATTCGTCAACATAAATATTTTTATTCTTATATTCCTGTATGTTTGCCGTAATATCTTTTAACTCTTCTTTATTTTGGGAGTTAAATTTCATTTGTTTTTTTATAATGCCTTCTTTTTCCGAGTAATATGGTATCACGGGCATTTTCCAAAAATATTCTTTAAGGTCAACGTGTGTAGATAGATACGATATTTGTGTTTTAGTAGATATATAAAGGTCACTGCTTTTAGGGGCGGTTATTTTATCTCCGGTTTCATTATTATTGTTGTTTGTGTTTGTATTTGTTTGATTATTTAAATCTTTATTAATATTTAAAATATTTGTATTATAATTACCTTGAACGAAATTCATCCAATCATTATCGATAGAATTTAAATCGTTCATAGTTGTTTATCTATTTATATAGATATTCTTTAAATATACTTCAATTATTTAAATAATAAAATAATTATAAAAATTCTACAATGATGATATATACTCGTTCAAAGATATAATGAAAAAAATTTTTATATTAATACCTTTATCACTATGATGTGTAATGTATTCAACTAATTTTAAAAATTGTTTATTAATAATTATATCTTTATTTCGTATAATAAAGTTTAAATAAGATATTATTATTTTATTCATATCAATATAATATTTAACAATTATATTATCTATATAATTAGATATTTTATCGTAATTATTATACTGTTTAAAATACTGTGTTAAAGTAATAAATATATCATCGGTTATAAATCCACAATTTTTTGTATTATTCATATTTAATTGTATATGATTTATCATGCTTCGCAAGTCGGATTTATAAAAATTCTGTATATAAATCAATTGTTCATTAGTATAAGTTAAATTTTCTTTTGAAATAATATTTTGTAAAAAATTAATAATATTTTCTTGAGGCAATTGATTAAATTTTAATTTTATAAAAATATTTTGCAATGATTCGTCAATTCTCGATATGTAATTGCATATTAAACAAAAGCGAATATTATGATACGTATGTATATTTATTAATAAGTTTTTTAATGCTAACTGTGCTGATTTTGTCATATAATCTACTTCGTCTAATATAATAACCTTTACCCCTTTTACAAATAAATTTTTTGAATTTACAAACTGATATATTTGGTTTCGTATTACATCAATACCTCGCTCATCAGAAGCATTTAAATGAATAATTAGACTTTTATTTTTGTTATTATTTAAAATTTGTAGTTCTTCTATTAAATTAATAATAGTTGTAGTTTTGCCTGTTCCTGGTGGACCATGTAATAAAATATTTGGTAAATAATTCATTTTAAGTATATTATTTAATATATTTTTGTTTGTTTTATCAAGAACAATATCATTTAATATATTTGGGCGATATTTTTCTACCCATGGTTTTGAATTATTTATTATTGTCGTCATTATAATTATAATATTTATTTATTTAAATAATTGATTCAAAAAAATATTAAACAAAAATATTAAACAAAAATATTAAACAAAAATATTAAACAAAAATATTAAATAATTTATATATAACATAACATAATGATAAACGATACTGGTTATTTAGAAATTATTTTAGGGCCAATGTGGTCAGGCAAAACAACTGAATTAGTTAAATTATACAATAAATTCAAATATTGTAATATAGATATTTTAACTATAAATTATTTGCATGATACAAGGTATTCCGATAATAGTATTTCTACACATGACAAAATTAATATACCTTGTCATATGTTAGAAAAATTAGAAGATATATCCGATATAAAAAATAATCAAGAAACTGATATATTTAAACAATCGAAAGTTATTTTAATAAACGAAGGACAGTTTTTTAAAGATATTAATGAATGGGTGAATATATCGGTCAATAAGTACAACAAACACGTATATATATGTGGGTTAGACGGCGATTATAAGAGATCGAGTTTTGAAAATTTTTTAGAATTAATACCACACTGTGATAAAGTAAAAAAATATAGTGCTATTTGTTCGGAATGTAAAGAAAGACCGGCAATATTTACTCATAGAATAAATGATAATAGTGAACAAGAGGTAATTGGAAATGATATTTATAAACCGTTGTGTAGAAAGTGTTATAATACTATAAATAAGAATTATTAATAGTTAATGTATTTTTAAATGTATTTTTAAATGTATTTTTTAATATATTTTTTTAATGTATTTTTTAATATATATTAAAACTATTTAAATTACTATGTTAATTAATATAAAATGCCGAGAGTAAAAAAAAATAAAATAGAGATTGAAAAACCACCACCTAAAAAACGAGGAAGGAAACCCAAAGGTGGAAAAATTGTTACTGAAATAAAACCAAATAACGATAATAATATTAAAATAATAGAAAATATTATACTTCATTTAAAGTGCAATAAGGGAGATTTAAATAAAATATATAATGATAAAATAAACAGTTATGATTTTCATAATAATGAAAATATATTTGTTTTAAATAAAAATAATAACATTTCTGATGACGTTTCTAATGAAGAGAAATATTGTGATAACAATATTGCGAATAATAAAATAATAAGAAAAGAGATAGTAGAAAAAAAAAATATTTCAACTAAGAAAGAAATTTGGTCAAAATTAAGAAAATTATCATTTTATTTAAACACGAACGATGTATCTGACAAACGTTCGGCTTGTTTTTGGTGCACGTGCGATTTTGATAATCCGCTAATTTATATACCTAAATATGAATTAAATGGTTGTTACCAATGTTATGGGTGTTTTTGTAGTCCTGAATGTGCTACATCTCATTTATTTAATGAGCAGATAGATTCAAGTATTAAATTTGAAAGGTATTCTTTACTAAATTTTTTATATTGTAAAGTTTATGATTACAAAAAAAATATTAAACCTGCACCAAATCCATATTATACATTATCAAAATATCAGGGTAATTTGACTATTAATGAATATAGAAGTTTATTCAACACAGAAAGATTTATAATTATCGTAGATAAACCACTTGCTCGTAATTTACCAGAATTACATGAAGACAATGATGATTTTTTATTTAATAATAATGATAGTAATATGCTATTTATTAATAATAACGTATCTCATCAATCAAAAAATGATATTTTAACTACCAATTTTAATTTATAAAGTGAAATAAATTTCATTCGTTTTGAATATTATTTATTTCGTTTTCACTCTCTTTTTCCTTTTCTTTTTCCTTTTCTTTTTCCTTTTCTTTTTCCTTTTCTTTTTCCTTTTCTCTCTCTTTCACTTTTTCTTTTTCAATATTTATATTTTGAATTATTTGATTGATTTTATCCTCTTTATCTTTTTTTATACGATAGTTTTTAGCCGAGTCGTCCATTAAATTTCTAAATTCGCAGTACATTAGTTGATTTGTAGTTTTCTTTGGACGATTATCAAAATGTTTATCTGTTTTAATGGTAGTAGGGTTCATATAATTTTTAATAACTTTTAAATAGTCGTTATCGTGTTCTAATAGTTTATTCATTGCTTCGGTTTCATCGTAATTAGTTTGCCTAATAATTAGATCAATTACTTTTTTATCAACTGCCATATAATATTTAATATAATATTTTTTAAATTATATTAAACGAATTACCAAATATATAGTAATGAGCTAT